TGACGTGGTAATACGCATCGCCCTTGCGGTGCATTCGAGGCGGTAAATCGTGGTTTGTTGTGCGTTTGCGGCCCATGATTAGCTAGCCTTTTTCAGTGCTCCAAAATTCGGCTGATTGCCTGCTGTCTTTGTCGATTCTCCCAGCCGCCGCTCCAAATAACAACGGAGCACTTTTGGCGCTCCGTTTGCATTGGTCTCGTGTGGGTATCGGTGCTGCGTAAGCCATCGGATCTGGTTTGATTTCCGCTTGGCTCCGGTTAGCTCGACAAGTTCATCGTCTGTTAGAAATGTGCTCATTTCATCTCCTTCCCAATCTCAGCCGCAGCCCGTGTGATAGCGCGGCGGGTAGCTGCTGGTGTGTGTGGCCATTCAATTTCAATCTCGTGCTCTGCTTCTTCGTCAGTTTCCGGGTGCAGAGTAAACTGAACTGCACGGTATGCGCCGCCATGATCCTCAACGATCCGCATCGAGCGCTTGCAAAGCAGGCGAAGCGCGTCTCCGTCGTCGGTTAGCGGGTTCCATCTACTTGGCGTAGCGCATTTGGTTTTCAGAGCGTTGCGCTCAGAATCGAAACACACAACATTAATTCCCGCCGCCTTCGCCGCCAGTCCCAGCATTTCTTTGTCGGTCATTTCAAAACCTCAACCGGATATACATCGTTCATGTGCTGCTCTACCGCTTCGCGAATCGCAGCTCGGCCTAAGCCGGAATAGCGAAAGAATCGCTGCACTTCCTCAGTTACCGCAGAGTTTATTTCTTCGCGCACGATTTTCTGAATGATGTTGCCCAGGTTTTCTTCTGTAGCGAATTGGTCGATCGACTTCTGCACCTGCTCGTCTATATTGAGTACATGCTGATTCAGCGCAGCAATGATCGAGTATTTCATTCGATCAAGTTCTAACCGGATAATTGGTACGTTCATCCCAACACCTCCATCATTTTTTGATAGGCCTGCTCGCTGTGGTGCCGGCCTTTGACCTTTGCCAGATTGCGGGCGGCGGCTTCGATGGTGCGCAGTCTTTGCACTTCGCGTTCTGCTGCTGATAGTGCGGCGCTGGCGATAGCAACGGAGCCCTGCGTTCTGGTTAGCTCATCCAGTAGCGCCAGCACGGTGGCGGGGTTTGCGGCGGAGATGTAGTCAGCGTCTTCTCTTCGTTTCACCCCGCCATATCCCTCTTCGTCGCTTGCGTCCGGTTGAACTACCGTCGATCCTATGACTCTCCCGTCAGAATCGAAGCCGCCTGAAACGATTTCAAAGCTATCGTTATCCCAATGGCACCACTCCCACGGCCCCGGTGTCGCATTCTGCGCCAGCTCGCGCAGCTTGGTTGTGTCGATGGTCATTTCCCAAACCCTATGGAAAAATTAAGCCAGCTGATCTCTACGAAATACCGGCCATCTATATCTATGCCCACTGCAGCAGTAGGCAGCAGGAAGCAAACGCGGTCACTCTGTCGTAAGTAGATCATTGCGCCACCGATACGCATTCTGTGTAGCCAATCGCCATGTTATGCGCGTCAACTATGGCCTTGGCCTTGGCAGGATCAAGGCCGCATACGATATGCCCGGCGTTGTTATGGATGGCAACGGTAGCGTCTTTCCAGTCGCCGCACACTAGGCGCCATACATCAGGCGCTGCAACGTTGGTGTGTTCGGTCATTCACTCTGCTCCTGTTCAATTCGTTCAATCCGTTCAATCTTCAACCCCAAGAACCAATACCACCCAGCACCGCGTTTCACCAGCCCGCGTTCCAGCGCCTCGATATAACAGGTGACGCGGTGCGGGTGCGCCTTGCCGATGGGATGGCCGTTATGGGTTAGCTGGTACATTGCGCTTCGCCTTCATTTCCAGCAGCCGCGCCTTGCGTTCCGGCGGCATCGGCTCGCCCATGAATGTCGGCGGCGACGGGTTCACCTTCTCCCATTCCGCCTTGTATTCTTCGAGCAGCTGGCACGCCAGCTCAAAATGGCCATGCGGATCGAGGATCGCGCATTCGAGAATGAGCGCGAGGCGCCCGCAGAATCTGGCGTCGATGCTGTTGATTGCTTCCACGTCCGCCAGCCTGGCTTTCATCTCCGCAATCTCGACTGTGTCGGCCGCGTACTCCTGACGCAGCATGGTGACTTCCTGACGCAGCCTCTCAATCTCCCCGCGCTGCTGCTCTACGATGCGGCGGGCTTCGGATAGGTCTTTCATGGCATCGCCTTTCCGATTTCTGCTGCTGCGCGGACAACCTTCATCACATCGCCGCGCATAATTTTTCCTCGATATTGGTATTTCTTCCGGCTCGGCCAGTAGTCCAACCGATCACCGCCAACTATCCGCGACCAGTGAAATTCAGTGTGCTTTGTCCATCCGCCATCGTCTTGTTGATTTGCTTGCGTCAAGAATTGTTTTCTATCTGCGTCAAACTTAGCCTTTTTGTGTTCTTTTAAAGCATCCCAAATCGGATCGCGGTCAGTCATGCCAGCCACCCAAAATCTCGCGCTCGATGGCGCGGGCAAAACCAAATTGTTCCCTCTCACACATGTTCGTATCCCATCCAAAATCTCCACCGTCTTGAAACCTTGTAGCAATCTCCAAAATCCGCTCATCGCTCAACTTCGGCGGCGGCGGGGCGGCTTCGAGCATGGCGCGATAAACGGCGTTATGCCGCGCAGCTTTGTTGAGCGGCACATTCATTCCAGAGCGCATCATCTCCGGCGTCGGCTCAACCGGCACAAGTTTCCATTTGGTCATGATTGACCTTTCTCTCGGATAACTTCGCATTTAATTGACCCGCCGCCGATCATGTTGGCTGTTCCCTTCGTGGCGCAGTCCCTTAACGTGGCCCGGTCGGCGTCGCCGGCACCCAGCATTACGCCAATCCATAAGCCAAGTAATGCAGTAACAATTTTCATGATTGGCCTTTCTCGCCACGGGCGCGGATTGCTTTGGCGCCCTCTTCTGAAAATCTGGCGTAGTCGTAAACATCAACAATCTTAGCGCACGCCTCGCGCTCTGCTGCGGCTACAAGGGCGGCAAAGCGGCATAGCCCTTTGTGCAGCCCGTCCATCCCAACAAATCCGGCCTCCCGCGCCATCCTGGTTATCTCGTCGCGTGTCATGCTTGCTGTCCTTTCATCGCCTCGTCGCGGTAAACGCCGGCCCAATAGTAGCCACTGGCGCATACGGCCCATGCCCATGCTGCTGAGTAGTTGCCGGCTCCGATTGAAATTCCGCAGCACAGTACGGCACCGCAGGTCATGACGCTGAACGGTTTAGGCATCACGCACCGCCTTTCTCTGCTGCGATGGCGGCGTCGATTGCTGCATCTAAATCCGAGCCAATCCAAGTTATGTCGCCCGGCATGGTGTCAGTGTCGTCGCCAACATAAAAACCGACGCCAGGCTTTGCGTTCTCTCTGCGAAGCCACCGATACCGTCCGGCATCCCGCGCCACATCTGCCGGCGCTTCGGCTGGCGTTGTGGCCTCGGCTGCATTTGCAATGTCCGTAACTAGATCAGCAATCGTGCGATTAATTTTTGCGTGGTTTTCTCGATTTACAGCCATAGCAACAATTTCTTCCGCTCTACGCTTAAAGGTATTCGCCACATCCGGCACGCTCGGCGCTGGCGTGTTGACCATTTCGAGGTGGTGCTCGGATTGGTGTGGCAGGGCGGCATACAACGCCGTGCCAGCTGGCAACACCCTCCCGTCTACTGTTGCAATCGACAGATACCCGGCGTAGTAGCCAGTCACGCGGGCCACCGGCTTCGGCTCATGCGCGTCCACCAGCTCTTGCAGCATGGCCGACATGCTGTCGGCGTGTAATGCGTAGGTCGTTGCCCGCCACGCAGCCAGCAATTCAGCCGCACGTTGTTTCTGTTCTGGTGTCATTTATCAATCCTCCAGCAGTAGCATCAGGCGATCTGCGCCGATTGTTTTAACTGCCGCCTCTGCATCGTGCCCAGTGGCGAAATAAACAGCGCCCTGCGTCTGGGATTGACCAAGGTCTAGAGCGCTCCATTCTTTTTCTTTGTGGTCATAAAACAGCTCCCACTTATATTGACCGGCTCTGCTCCAGTCTGCGTTTCCACCGCCCCAGCTAGCCTTCGCCAGCTTGCGAAGCTCGGTCATCACCTTGCGGCGCTCTAATCCTAGATTGGCTTCTTCTCGGCACCTGAAAGCGCTGCCGGTTTCAAGTTTGTATTTGTCTGACGCCAAATCATTCCAAACGTCATGGTAAACGCCAAGCTCTCCTATGTAGTAAAACGAACAACCAATCTTCGGCCATACATCGCCACCTGCTTTGGCCTTTTCCTTAAGTAGCGCTAGTTGCGCTTCCATATCGGCAATGCGCTGTTCGATTGTTTTCATTTCGATTCCTTCCATTCCGGCGAATACTCAACCGTGGCAACAATCTTGACGACGTGGGCATGTCCGTTCCCCTCGCGCAAAGCAACCCTTGCCGCATGCGCTTTGGCTTCGTCGTAGGTCAATGGCGGCAGTCTGCTGGTGACGACCAGGTACTGTTTTTCGTCCATCAGTCGTACACCTTCCCAGCCAGCCGCGCCTCATACGCGTGGCACTGGCCCATGTAAAAATCACGCTCATCTGCCAGCCGCTTATTGGCCTCTTCCAGCGCCTCAACCTGACGCTGCAGCGCCGCATACCGGTCGTCGCAGTCGGGTTTCAGCGCGTCATTGACGATGGATTTCAGCGCTGGATATGGGATTTCCGGCTCTTCGCCGTGCATAAGCAGGGCGTTATCAATTTCTCGGGTCATGCTGCTTGCTCCTGTTTATTTGCCTTCTGCGCTGCCTTTAGCTGATCCGTCACCATCTTCTGCGCTTGTCGTAGCGCACGAAGTACCAGACCGCGTGGCGCAACGGATATCAGCTGGCTATACATATCCAGCGATGTTCTGACTGCTTGCAGCTCATCTCCGGTTGCGCCGTAGCGATTTGTACGCATGCAACGTGTGCCAATAGCAGCTAATGCATCTGCTGCTGTGGTGTAGATGATTGTGGTTTCGTTTAGCTGGCGGCGTGTTTCTGCGTCACCGTTTCTGTAAAGCTCTCCGGCCAAACAAAATGCGGCGCAGTTTGCTTCGTTGATGTCGATAAATCCGGCATCTGTCAGCTTCCCGGTCTGCAGCATGGTAAGGTGCAGAAGAGGACCATTAAGAAGCTCTGCCTGGTCAATTTCCGAAGTGTCTTCAACCATGTTCAGCGCAATACGGGTGTTAAATGCCATTGCAGCTACGGCCTTGTTAAACACTCGGCCATTTTTTGATCTCGATGCTGCTCTGCGTTGCTCTCTGTTCATGTTCTGCCCCTATGCGGCCTCTTGCTCTGGCGTGCGGACCATAAAAAACCTTGCGCCGCCTGCTCGCCTGGCGATGTAAACCTGACCATCTGCAAGCATGTCTTTGACCGCGTTGTAAACCGTGTTTTGACCGCACTGCATAGACCTATCCATCAATATCTGTGTGCGAGTCCATTCAATCCCCGCGTAGCTATCGATAATCAACGCTTTGCAGCGGCGGATTGATTCTTCAGACCGCCTTGCCTTGTCTGCTGCCATCGCTACTGTCATTCCACGCTTAACTGGAGCGTTTTTTTTGTCGCTATAAATGAATTGGCGTGTAAATGACGGCTTTTGCACGTTGTAATCGCCAGTAAGCTGGCCGATCATGAGTTGCATGGGGATCATGATCAGCTCGCCAGCTTGTGAATCGTTGTGCCGCCGTTAACGTGCTTGGTACCGGTGGCTGTTTTGGTCATCGCTGGCGGTGCATCAGTGATAAAACCGCTGCTGCCTTGGCCAGTAACCTTGATGTGATCAATCTCCACCTTTGCGCTATTGATGATGACTTGCGCCACGTCGCTGATGGCTTTGGCTTTCTCTACATCTACGGTTCCGTTGTTCAGCCCGCGCAGGGCAGAAAACAGGTGATCTCTGAGTGCGTTGATGTCATTGCTCATTTTTGTCAGTCCTTTTGTTGATTTGTCGCACCAGCGCGCCACGTAGCTGCACCAGTTCTGCCACTTCTTTTGGTAGGTTGTGCACGCTGTTGCGTTTCATCAGTTCGGCGCGGGTGATTAGCTCCAGGTTGTCGAGTGCGATGTGGTTTTTATCGCCGTCACGGAAAACCAGAACATGGCCCGGCGGAACATCTTTCCCAGCCTCGCGCCATAGCAGCGTGTGCAGACCAACGTAGTCATGACGCGTCTGCCCGGTGTCTTGAATCTTGCGTTCGTGGTAACCGTCCCGGGTGACACGCACATGCCCGATTGGCCGCCAGTTGCGCGGCCTTTGCCCAGGCTTGAAACGGGTTTCAGCACTCCTGCCGCCAGGGTAGAATGCTTGCCCCTTGTTCCACGGTGTTTGATCTGCGTGAAACAGGGTCTTCCTTCCGCCGTGGTGCTTGTTGAGCATTGCCTCATGCGACAGTCTTGCAATGGTTTCCGGCGTCTTCTTGATGCCGAGCGACCATGCCTTGTTCTGGATTGTCCCGGTGGTTCTACCGGGCAGCATATCGACAAGACTTGCTGCTCGAACGCATGGGTATTGCTGGCGCAGGATCTCTATTTCCTGCACCGTCCATGGTTTACCTGCCATGTTTTTGTCCGTAAAAAACCCCGCTCTATGGCGGGGCATGGTGGAATCTGGCGCTACTTAATTTCCAATCGATCTTTTTTCACGATCCTTGCGCCTGGCACGTCAAAGCCATCATTAATGGCCTGTTTGATGAGCGTTTTATCAGGCTCTAACTTCGCAGGTATTTCGCGCAAATAAGCTGATGGAACGTCATTGGCGGCCATAATTTCAACGCTTGAATCACGGTCACGATGCAGCTTTATGGTTATCAATCCGTCATTGCTTTTAATTTCCGTAATTCCGCACCGCGCCATATTGAAGCGCAGATAGTCACGCATTGCATTTGCACGATTACGCACAGATTTGGCCTTGTCAGCAACGTCCTTTGCGTGGCGCTCGATTGCATCCGCTTCTGCCTCAATGTTGCGGACATAGGCGGCCACTGCCTTTGCCTTTTCTTCAACTGGCATAAGGCATCCTTCGAGCGTGTCTGCTATGGCATCTGCTGGCGCATCTGATTCTTCCAGCTTATTGGCGATGGCGATGAACTCATCGGCAACTTGGTATAGTTTCAGGTTCATGGCTCACCTCTAAAAAGGAATGTCGTCTTCAAACGCATCGGATGATTTGCCGGTTTGTTTCATGCGCTCATGAAACTCAGGGCTTTGGCTAATCATCTGGCGCATTTTTTCGCTGAACGATTCAAACGTTGCCATATCGAACTCGCCTTCTTCGAGCGAGAAATACGTTACCGGGCTGACGATTTCAGGTAATGACATTCCCTTTGGAGCGGCCATCACGCCACCAACCCGCGCATTGTTTTTGTCGTTTAGCACAATCGACAGCATGCACGGCTTACCAAGAATGTTTTTCATGTCAAATCCGCGCAATTCTTCGTCTGTGAACGCACGCCCGCGCCAGTTTTCAAGGTCTTTGCGCAGGTTAGCTTTCTCGCTCAGGCTGGCAGTGTAAAACTTGCTTACCGTGAATGGCTGCCCGGCATATTCGCCGTTCTGCATCAGCTCAGATGGCAACTCCCATCCAATAATTATTTGCCGCTTAAACGTGGCCTGCCCTTGGTATTCGCCCTTTTGCGTGCCGATATCGATCAGTTTGATGCATCTGCCAAGGTGCGTGCCTGCTGGGGCTTGCTCAAAGTTTCCGCCGCCTGTGTCTTTTACAATCATGCTGCTTTCCTTTCAATAGTGTCTGGAACATGGGTGCTATCATCATGGCTGTTACGTGCGTCGATCTCGTATAGCACGGCTTTGATCTTGTCCAAATCGGCTTGCACCGCGTCAGCATCAGCGGAGCTATATGTAGACGGGTAGCCAATCATGCCGACGCACTTTTGAATGATCAGCGATGCGGCCAAACGGATCTGCTGCTGCTGTTCTGGCGTCATCATGCTAGCCACCCAGCAACAAATTTAACCGCCAGCACAAAGCCAACGCAGAACACCGCCAGCAGCAGAGTCAGGCGCAATTCGGTCTTGATATCCACGCCTTCGATTGCTTCCAAACCGTCATCGTGTTTCATGCTGCTCTCCTTACTGCGCGCCAGAATTGGTGCTGATCGTGTTTGTTAATGTCGTATTGCGGGTGCATGATCCATTTTTCGCCCAAGTAGGCGATGGCCTTGCGCCGCTTTTCGTCCAGGGTGATAACGCCAGCAATAAACTGCTTGCGTGTTTGTGTTGCGTAGTCGGTCATGCTTCCTCCAGTCGTTTTTTTAGTGCTGTTTCCAGCCGGTTAAATGCGTCAATCGTGCGGTCATCGTTGCGGCCGTAGACCAGAGCAAATGCCAGCGCATCAGTCTGTAATCTTGCGGCGTCTTGGTCGAAAACCATGTCGTCAAGCTCGGCTGCCACTGCCTCAACATCCGACAGTGCGTCGGTGATGTGTCGTTCTTTGTCTGCTTCGTACTTCTCTGCCAGTTCTTCCGGCGATGTGTGGCGGCCAATGAACTGGCTTACACGTGCAATTGTTGGTGTGAACATATCTGGCTCCAGAAAAAGAAACCCCGCACAAGGCGGGGCAAAGACTTGGAGGAGAAATACACGGCTGGCGGCTGTTGCGGTTGCGATCCGCACAGAGCGCCGGGATGAACAGACGCAGCCGGGATGCTGCGCAACATTGCCCGCTGGTTGACTGAATGACCGGCTTCATACCTGCCAGCCGCCATGCGTGTATTTTTCTGGATCGCCACCATCCGGCTACAGGCCCGCTACGCAGTTCTGCTGGTGGCTGCGGTAACTTACTTTAGGAGTATCGTGCGCCTATGTCGCTGACCCACGGATAACCAGACTAGCGCCTGGTGGAATCTGGCAAGGTTGAGTGCTTGTTTGCCAATCTGGTTATCGGTGGGGGCTCCGAATTCCACGGAGCGCGGCATTTAGGCCGTCCGAGCGGCTGTTACCAGTTCCCGCGAACGTCTTTCCGTTCAGTTGTCATCGTGGCGCTTTGCCCGGCCACGACTGCGGGCTTGCTGACGGCCGGGAACCCCCAACCCTTATCAACACATTTGCTAGGCGACGACTACCCAGTCTTCCGCGAGCATGTCGGTCTGCGAAGCCAGCCATCCCATTAGGATTTCACCGGTCGCGGTCTTCATGGTTATCGACGGCAAAACCTTGGCAGTACCGCCGTTTTGCCGAGCGAACTCTGCATTGTGCGGAGACCAGAAATTCTCGGATGCCACGTCGCGAGTGTCGCCACACGACAGTGCCAGCCACATGCCTTTCCCGTTCCATCCGGCACGGGCAACACGTGCGCCGCCCTTCAATGCAGCAATTGCATCACCAAATGTCATTCCGGAAGCCGTGCGATAAGCTCGATTGAATACATCTTCTGGCGACCAAGAAATGTAGCCGTCGTAGTCGGGGTGATTAGCCTTTCCGCCGTCTACGTACTCGACCAGATAACCGGCGTCTTCGCCGTTCTCATCTGCGGGCAATTGCCATCCGCGCAGTGTGTTGTAGTCTGCGCGGTTCATCGCCGTCGCGTTGATGATCTTTGTTCCGATGTACTGATGCATTTGCCTCTCCTGTTAAACACAGATCGCGCCTCGTCGTATCCCTTCGAGATCGTGGCGGCATCGGCCACAGCGCGATTTGTGTTGCCCCTGTTTCCAAGGGCTTGCCGGTTACAGCGTCCGGCGCGGCTAGCGATGTTCTTGCCGCTGATTGTCTGAGATGTCTATGTATATAAGCCTTACTGATGCGTTAAGTGGTCGGCAGCCACATGTACCCGGTGCGCTATCGCTACCTCTGGCCCGGTAACTCTCCTATCGCCAGCTCCGCCTATTCCTCCCTTTGCTCGGTCGTGGCTCGCGGTTGCCATTTACTGATCACCAACCTGTCATCTGCTCTCTGCGTTAAGGCATTTCGCCATATTCGCCTGTACTCCCCATGAGCCTCGGACGAACCACAACAGATGCTGAGCTGGTGTTTTTGAAACTGACTGTTTGTTAAGGATCGCTGCAGCGGGTGTTTTGCTGCTGATGGAGTAACTTTAGCAAAGTTCTGCTACTTGCGCAAGCAATGTTCTGCTATTTTTTTTCGGAGGGTAGAAATTTATATGTGGCAAGTGACTTGGACTAGGAAAATGCCTAGTGTCCATCCTGATTCAGGTTGTTAAACTTTGGTTGTCACATGAATGGATAAGAATATGAGAACAATTTCACTAGCAGGGCTGGCAGCGATTTATCTATCTGGATGCGCGACGATATTTACGGGAACCAGCGACCAGATATCAGTTAACACGGAGCCATCGGGCGCCAAGCTGTTTTTGAATGGTAACGACATGGGCAGAACGCCAGTTACCGTGCCGGTATCGCGTAGCCTCGGCACCACTATGATGTCGGTGAAGAAGCCAGGGTATGAGGATAAGTCGTTTGCGCTGCAATCCAGCTTCAACACTATCGCTATATTGGATATTTTCCTGTGGCCGACGTTCATCATTGATGCCGCAACAGGATCAATCGTTAAATACTCGCAAACTAGCTACAACTTAGAGCTAGAGAAGAAGCAAGACTAGCCGACCACATTGAAAGCAGATAAGCCCCTGTTGGGGCTTTTTTGCGCTTTAGATTCATAGTTTCCTTTTATTCGCATAAACTGACGAAAAAGCGAATAAAGGTTGTATGGGTAATAGCGAAGAAGTATCGATGTATATGCGGCACGGTGTTGCGATGGTTAGGTGTGGCCTGATCGTTTCGGCATCCGGTTTTATCAGCACAAAAAGCGGGAAAATCCATTACGGAAACTTTGGCTATGAGCCGAAAAGCGAGAAGCTGCCTAGTGTTGCCTCGTATGTCGTGCCAAGGAATATGCGCAATGCGCTGTGTCACACACTAATAAATATCGCCAGGAAGTCAGAAGCGGGGAAGATAACCGGTATGGCCGGTGTTGTCGTATTCAACGACGGAAGTGCAGACGTGATCGCGCTTGGCGCTATGCGCGGGGTTAGTGCGCTAGTTAAGACGCTTTCTTTTGATCGCGCGGCGTAGAATCGCCATCTGTGACCGTTATGCTGGTGCTTACGCCGCCGGTACTAACCATGCCTCTAAGCGCCTCTATTGTGTTCAAGAAGTGCGTTAGCATTGCTGGATTGCCCTCTAGTTCAGCATGAAGCCTGTGCATTTCCCTGCCAAATTTAGACGATTCCGGGTCTTCAAGGCCTTCAGATATAAGCTCATCTGCTGTCATTCCAAAGGCTTCGGCAACCATTTCAATACTGTCTAGTTTAGGCCAGCTCGGGAAATCCGCTTTCAGCATATTGCTGATAGTGGTCTGAGCCACCCCTGATTTCTTTGCAAGCGCCTGCTGAGTGCTAAGCAGCGGGTTGCTGTCCATCAGCTTGCGCAGGTTCTCAGCAAGTATCAATTTGGACGATTTTTTCATTCCAAAATTATCAAACTTATGATTAGCAAAGTGCGGTTGTTTACGTAGCAGAACTTTGCTAAGATATGTCTATGAATATCTATTCTTTCGTTCAAATCAGGCTCCAAGAGAGCAAGGGAAGCTGGAGAAGTGTCTGCATCGACACTGGTCTCGATTATTCGTGGCTGACTAAATTGGCCCAAGGTCGCATTCCTAATCCAAGCGTTCACAAGATTCAAACCCTGCACGACTACTTTAAAAAGCCGCGCCGCAAAGCCGCATAACTGGCCGCCACTGTGCGGCCTTTTCTGTTGGCGTGGATAGTCAACCGAACTCAAGCATTCGCAAACATACGCAAACAGGGGATTAAAAATGCAACGTGAAATGACTTTCTTCAACGACTTACCGGCGCCGAAGCTGGTTGACGATCAACTTATCAAGCTGTGCAAAAACCGCCTAGACGCGATCCGCCTTTGCGCCCAGTTGTCGAATTTCAGTCACGAAATGATCTCCGAGCAGCTCGGCATCGATAAAGGCCATTGGTCGCGAATCATGCAGGGTAAGGCGCATTTCCCAGACGCTAAGAGCGTGGATTTCATGTACCTGTGCGGCAACCTGGCGCCGATGCAGTACGAGGCAATGGCCACCGGTTACGAGCTGGTGAAGAGCGCAGCAGAGAAGCGCGTTATGGAGCTGGAACGCGAATTGATGGCAGCGAAAGCTGCATTGGCCGCCTGATTTCAGGCAATAAAAAACCCGCTTGCGTTGGCGCGCTTACGGGTTCAGATGCATCACTAACAATGTGGAGCAAATTATGAGTTCAAAGGATGTTAGCAGTCAAGTAGTAATCCAGAAGGCTTGCGAGACAGAAGTTTTTGTAAACGACAACCTAGAAATCTCAATCAAGCAAACAGACAGCGACGGCGACTCTGTTGTTGTTTGGTTCAACGCAATCCATGCGCAGGCAGTTATTGATGCAATCCAGCGAGCAGCAAATGAAATTGCTGAAATTGCAGCTTATGAGGACCAAGCCTAATGCGTGACTACGGAAAGATTTCTCCGTCATTCTGGACCGGAAAAACAGGGAAGGCGATCAAGGCTGGAGGGCAAGAGGCCGTTGTTGTCGCCATGTATCTGATGTCAAGCCCGCATAGCAACATGATCGGCCTTTACTACCTGCCGATGATGTACTTGGCGCACGAAACTGGGCTGGGCTTCGAAGGGGCTTCGAAGGGGCTTCAAAGGGCCTGCGAAGCCGGGTTTTGCTCCTACGATGAGGCTTCAGAGGTGGTTTGGGTGCATGAAATGGCACGCTATCAGATTGCCGACGAACTTAAAGCCAATGACCTACGCACAAAGGGAGTTCAGCGAGAGATTGATTCGGTTCCTGAAAACCCTTTTATTTCTGCATTTTACGACCGATACGGCATTGCTTTTAACCTGAAAAAACAGGCAGAAAAAGCAAGCCCCTTGCAAGCCCCTTCGAAGCCCCTTCGAAGCCAAGAGCAAGAACAGGAGCAGGAACAAGAGCAAGAACAGGAACAAGAGCAGAGGCGCGCAAAACAGCAGCGCGGTTCCCGCCTGCCTGCTGACTGGTTGCCATCAGAAGCTGAAATCCAGTTCTGCAAAACCGAACGCCCCGACCTAGACCCAGCCAAGACTGCCGAACGATTCCGCGACTACTGGCACGCCCAGCCCGGCAGCAAGGGAACGAAGCTCGACTGGACAGCCACATGGCGCAACTGGGTTCGTGACGAACGGGCCAAGGCGCCACCGCCAACAGTGTTCCGCAAGCCAAGCATCAACGACATCCCCGACCACTCAAACGCTAAAAGCGGGAGGCTGCAATGATCCACGTTGGCGCAATTGCGAAAAACATCATCGCCCATTCTGCCGAACGCGAAGCGATTTGCGACAAGCATGGAACGTACACCAGCAAGCTCTACATGGGCCGCATCTGGTCGAAGTGCGGAACATGCGCAGCCGAGGAAGCAAAGCTGCATGCCGAGCGCGAAGCGGCAGAGCAGGCGGAGAAGGACAGGGAGAAGATGGTTCGTATGCTTGGTGCTGCCGGAATCCCTGACCGCTTTCAGGATCGCACGCTAGGCAGCTTTGACACTACCGAACCAGGGCAACGTCAGGCGCTGGAGTTTGCGGAAACCTTCGCCGCTGAGTTTGCCGGCAAGCACTCTGGCCGCTGCGCTGTGTTCTTCGGCAATGCAGGAACAGGAAAGACGCATCTGGCTTGCGGGGTGGCACTGCACATCATGCGCAAGTACAACCGCACCGCGATTTTCACCAGCGTGTCAAAGATGGCCCGCCGCATCCGTGAGGCTAAATCATTCAGCGCAGATGAAACCGAGTCGTCAGTGATCCTCGCTTACTCGATTCCGCATCTGCTGATTCTCGATGAAGTCGGCCTGCAGTCTGGCACTGATGCAGAGTCGCGCAGCATGTTTGACGTGATCAACGAGCGGTACGAGAACCGCAAGCCCACGCTGTTTCTGACGAATCTGGATGTTGCTGGATTCCGCGCAGCAATCGGAGAGCGACTTTTTGACCGCATGAAAGAGGATGGCGGCGAAGTTGTCGCGTTCACATGGTCAAGCCGCAGGGGGAAATGATGGACTACCAAGGCGAAAAAAAGAACTGGGCGCTAGAGGACAAAATGCGCCGCCAGCGTGAGGCGTATCTGGCTGCTGTGCGCCGCGAGTATTACAACGGCGGAACCATTCCAGAGGCCGACATGGAGAAGATTCTCCGTCCGGTTGGGCTGTGGCAGGAATACGGGAGGAAGGCATGAAACCAAACGCGATTATAGGCGATTGCCATTTGTATCTAGGTGATTGCCGCGAGATTTTGCCGCATTTGCCAAAGGTTGATTTGGTGCTTACTGATCCGCCTTATAGCGATAAAACGCACAACAACGCAAAAAGTAATGCCAGAGGGAAAAGCGGAGCTAAGGCTATCGACTTCAAGGCTATAGACTTCAAGGCTATCGAGGAATTATTGGACGCTTGTTCTGTTATTTGTGACGGGTGGATTGTGGCAAATATGGATTGGCGGCACATAGCAAAACTTGAATTTTATCCGCACCATTATTTTGAGCTTGTCAGATTTGGTGTTTGGGTAAAAACAAACCCAATGCCGCAAATATCAGCAGACCGCCCAGCTAATTGCTGGGATGGAATTGCATACCTTTATCCAAAGGGGAAAAAGAAAGTTTGGAATGGCGGCGGGTCGCACGGGAATTGGATCGGGCCGGTTGTAACCAATGGAGACCATCCAACCGGGAAGCCAATTGGTCTGTTAGAGACCTGGGTAAGTAGGTTCGCAAATGAGAAAGCAGTAATTGCAGACCCGTTCATGGGTAGCGGAACAACAGGTGTTGCATGCGCAAACATGGGCAAAACGTTTTACGGAATTGAACGTGAGACGAAATATTTTGATATTGCATGCAAACGCATCGAAGCGGCTTATGCGCAAGGGAGGCTGTTCGCATGAAACAACGCTACATCATGAGCCACGAACTAGCCCGCCAGCGTGCCGTTGACGCAGTACGCAACGCCCCATCCGGGTATGTGATCGAGATACGCGAGCCGACACGGACGCTAGACCAAAACGCGCTGCTGTGGCCTCTGCTGACAGAGGTATCACGGCAGGTTGACTGGTACGGCCAGAAGCTAACCGAGGACGAGTGGAAGGACGTTTTCACCGCTGGACTACGCAAGCAGAAGGCTGTGCCAGGTATCGATGGCGGCTTCGTCATGGTCGGCAGCAAAACAAGCCGCATGAACAAGAGAGAGTTTTCGGAGCTTGTCGAGTTGATCTACGCATTTGGCGCTGAGCGTGGCGTGAAATTTCAGGAGGCAGCATGACCAAGCGCGAAAAAGCCTACCTAGACCGCGTGGCCTCTCTCGGCTGCGTTGTCTGCCGAAACCAAGGCTACGGCGCAAGTCCGGCGCAAATACACCACATCCGCGCAGGGCAGGGGATGAGCCAGCGAGCCAGCAATTTTTTGGTGATTCCTCTCTGCCCATCGCACCACACGGACGGCGGAAAAGGTGTTGCGATACATGCCGGCCAGCAGGCGTTTGAAGCGATTTACGGCAGCGAGCTGGATCTGTTAGCGCAGACGATTGGGGATGTGGCATGAGTTACGAGCAACGCTGCGAATCGTGCAGATACAGCGAGTGGCACGACATATACGCCGGGAAGTGGTCGCTGTGGTGCGCAAAGATCAAAACCCGTACCGCCAGAGATAACCAGTGCGACAAATTCGAACGAGAGCCAGGGGCAGACGATGAGCCAACAACCAGACCCGATTGAGACAACCGAACAGCCAGCATGGGAGCGGATTATCGAAATCCTGACCGATCTGCGCAACGTTGAGGATGAGGAAGCCAGCGTAATAAACGCACTGGATCAGCTGATCATTGACGCAAAATCCCGCGACGAGTTTGGCCGCAAGAAATACGGAAAGCCGCTGCAACCAGGCAATGGCCGCGACCATCTGCGCGACTGGTGGGAGGAGTGCATGGACGGCATCGCCTACGCCTACTGTGCTCTGCATGAGGCCGCAGGAAGCCGGCAATATGCCGAATATGAAGCCGATCTGACGGAGCTGTTTGAGCAGGCCATCGACCTGCTAATTGGTCTGTCACAACTGCGGCTGATGACGCAACGGAGCGTGCATTGAGCAGCCCGACAAGCCGAAGCATGGAGCTGCTACGCAAAGAGGGCGCCACCGTGGCAATCGTGGAACGGTGGTGCAGCTTCACCAGAAAGCGCTATGACCTATTTGGGATTATCGACCTGCTTGCGGTAAAGGAAGGCGAAACCATCGCAGTGCAGACAACCAGCTATAGCAACGTGTCGGCAAGGGTGAAAAAGATCGAGGAAAGCGAGCACATCGCCGCGATCAGAAAAGCAGGCTGGCGCGTGCTGGTGCATGGGTGGAAAAAGAACAAAGCGGGCCGGTGGGAATGCCGGGTTGTTGACGTTAGTTAGGGGCAGACATGACAGATATTTACGATCAAGCAACAGCACGCGAAGAACAAGACAGAGAGATTGCATTGCAGCAGGTTCGGTATTCGGCAAAGCCATTGCCTCAAGGCGCATGCAATCTCTGTGGCGCATCGTGCGTTGGATGTTTCTGCGACACCGACTGCCAGAGTCAGTACGAGAAAGAGCAGCGCATGGCGAAAATAAACGGGAGGGCGTGACATGCAGTTCCGGTCTGTAAACGCCGCTATACGCTGGGCGATGGAAATGAAAACCCGCGCCATCTGCGACACCAGCAAATATGGAAACGTGACAGGCGGCGGATGCCTCAGTCAGCAAGAGCAACATGCCCAGGCTGAGTATATTCTGCTGGAGGTCTGCAAATTGCCCTACGCAGAGCGGGCAACCATCGCAATCAAGTTCGACTCGCCACGACTGGAAACCGCAATGGCGCTGGCCGACACAATCGGATACTGCGGCGATAAGCTGGCGATTGATTGCGTGCTGGCGTATCAGGCCGACAAGCCGTCTATCCGAGACATGGCAGACAAGTACAAGCGCAGCGTGGGAACGGTGCATGCGACACGCAAGCGGGTATTTGACCGGCTCGACCCGTTTTACTATCGCGGCATGGCGCTGCTAGAGTGTGCGCTGGGTGATCTGATAGAGAGGGCGGCTTAGTTATGGATATTAGGGCCAGAAAAAATGGCTTTGGAAGTCACATTCATATTGCCGTTATGGGGTATAACCGGGATGGATCAATTAATGTAGCCACTAAATTGGACGTGGAGAAAATGCCGGAAGGCTCTATTCTCGATCCGCTGCTACAGATTGATGTTAACCAAGCTCAGAGGTTGATGGATGACTTGTGGGAATGCGGGATACGCCCATCGGAGGGAAGCGGAAGCGCTGGTTCTTTAGCCGCAACAGAGCGACATTTGGCAGACATGAAAAAAATAGCTTTTTCGTTATTGGAAAGGAGCCGCGGCATGGGCGGCGATGCATCTTAAATCAGCTTGACTGTTAATTTGAACAGCCTATAATAATATTCAGTAGTGTCAAAACTGACGCTGTAAAACCCCGTATGCCACGCGCTGCGGGGTTTTTCATTTGGAGGGCTGCCATTGTGTCGATATGCCGCGGCTGTCCTCATTACCACTGGACGGTTGTCGTTACGTATGACGGCAATCACCCTGTCCGCTTTGTCGATTCCTGTGCTCTTGGCCTTGCTGCTGCTGGTTTTCGCCAGTCGTGCGGCTCTAAGCCTATCCGAGACAACGGGCAACGCAGACGACGAACAGATATAACCGACGGACAATCCGTACAGGAACCCGATCATGGCATTAACCGACAAGCAGGCGAAATTCGTTGACGAATACCTGATAGACCTTAACGCAACTCAGGCCGCTATCAGGGCAGGGTACAGCGCAAACAGAGCCTCTGAGATCGGCTATCAGCAGCTACAGAAAACTACAGTGCAGGAAGCCATCGCAGAAGCAATGGAGAAGCGCAGCAAGCGAGTACAGCGAACTGCTGACGATGTTATGCGTGATCTGGCTGCCATCCGCGCTGATGCAATGCAGATTGTCCACGACAAAGACGGCAACGCCGTGATGCTGGACAAGCCAAGCGCCATCAAGACGCTGGAGCTTGAGGGCAAGCACCTGGCAATGTGGACTGACAAACAGCAGCTATCCGGTGATGTCGGGCTGACCGTAAAAGTGACTCGGTTCTCCGATGCCTGAAATCACGCTGCCAAATAACTGGCGTCCGCGTAACTACCAGATGGATGCCTGGGCTGCGCTAGAGCGTGGCATCAAGCGTGCGCTGCTGGTGTGGCATCGCCGCGCTGGTAAAGATGATGTATGCCTGCATTGGGCTGCAACGCAGGCGATCCAGCGAGCAGGCAATTACTGGCACATGCTGCCTCAGTATGAGCAGGCGCGGAAGTCGGTCTGGCAGGCGGTTAATCCGCACACCGGCAAGCGTCGAATAGACGAGGCGTTCCCGGCTGCCATTCGCAAGCGCACCCGCGAAGATCAGATGATGATCGAGTTTGTTAACGGGTCAACTTGGCAGCTTGTCGGCTCTGACAATTACAACTCACTGGTTGGGTCGCCCCCTGTCGGAGTTACGGCGTCCGAGTGGGCGCTGGCTGATCCGTCAGCATGGGGCTACTTGTCTCCGATCCTGCGCGAAAACGGCGGATGGGCTGTGTTCATCAGTACGCCGCGCGGCAGAAATCACCTGTGCAAGATGTTCGAAGGATTCCGCGATGATCCGGAATGGTTCGTTGAGCGTAAGGGCATATACGAAACGCAAGCGCTGACGCCAGAACAAATCGATGCCTCGATGCGTGAGTACGTCGCAACCTACGGCGAGGATCACGGCAGATCAATGTTCGCACAGGAATACGAATGCAGCTTTGACGCCGCAATTGTCGGCGCTTACTACGCCAGAGATCTGGAGCGTGCCGAGCGCGACGGGCGAATTGTTGATGTGCCTATCGATCCCGCTATCCCGGTGCATACCGTGTGGGATTTGGGTATGCGCGACAGCACGTCAATTATCTTTTGGCAGGCTCTGCGCGGCGGCGTTATCCGCGTTGTGGATTACTACGAGGCCAGCGGGTACGGCCTGGATCATTACGCCAATGTGCTTCGGCAGCGTGGCTACAGCTACGGTAGGCACTACGGGCCGCATGATCTGGAGGTGCGCGAGCTTGGCACCGGCAAGAGCCGCATGGAAGTGGCGCAATCACTTGGTATCGGCTTTTCAATGGTTCCGAATCTGCGGGTAGAGGACGGAATCAACGCGGCGCGGATGATCCTGCCGCGATGCTGGTTCGATCAGCGAAAAACAGCAAGGCTCCGCGAGTGCTTGAGCCAATACCGAGAGAAGCACGACGAGAAGCGCGGAATATCGCTCGGCCCTCTCCATGACTGGACAAGCCATGCAGCTGACGCCTTCCGCTACCTATCACTGGTTGCTAATGAGCCAATGGCGCAGCAGCTACAGAAAATTAACTACACAACGAGATATGTGGCCTAGCTATGGCAAAGATGGACGAACTTGAATTACTCGGCATCCTCAATACAGAGGAACAGGACGCCCGCGACTACGTGCACGGCGATCTGGCCGAGAAACGTGCGTCCGCTTATCGCGAATACCTACGCCTGCCGTATGGCAATGAGCAGGACGGCCGAAGCTCTGTCGTGTCGTCTGACGTGCTGGACACCATTGAGGGAATGCTGCCGGATCTGCTGGACGTATTCGTGTCGTCTGACAAGGCCGTTCAGTTTGATCCAGTGAGCAAAGAGGACGAAGAGGCCGCAGCGCAAGCGACTGACGCATGCAATTACGTGTTTTACAAGCAGAATAACGGCTTCATGGCGCTGTATTCCGCAGCAAAAGACGGCCTGTTGATGAAAACTGGCGGCCTTAAATGGTGGTGGGAGGAAAAGCGCACCCCGTCGTTCCAGACCTATCGCGGCGTGGATGAAATGCAGTTGGCTATGTGGCTTGCTGCAAATCCTAAAGCCGAGGTAGTCGAGAAAGACAAGCGCGAAGAGCCGCTTAAAGACGAGATGGGCAATGTTGTTTCGGTTCGCGCTGTCTACGACGTAAAAATTAAGACGGTAGAAACAAAGGGCAAGGTAAAAATCAGCCCGGTGCCTCCTGATGAGCTGCTGATCAGCCGTCGCCACAACTCGATACTGCTGGATGATTGCCCATATGTGGCGCATGTCACCCGCCGCACGCTGTCGGATGTGCGAGAAATGGGCTACGACGTTGACGCCGAGGATATGCGCTCTGCCGAGTCTGAGAACGAAGCAATGGATCGCGCCTTGCGCCGTCCTGTTGCCGATACAGCGGACGAGTTGCGCACTGATGGGCCGATGGCCGAAGGATGGCTGAAAGAAGAGTATGTCCTAGTTGATTTCGACGGTGATGGTATCGCAGAGCGCCGGCAGATCATCCGCCTTGGTGACAAAATCCTGAGCAATCAGGAAGTGTCGCACGTGCCTATTGCAGCATGGACGCCTTACATTCTGACGCACCGGTTTGACGGCCTGAGCGTGGCTGAAATCGTCAGCGACATTCAGCGCATCAATACCGAGATCGTGCGCCAATCGCTCGATAATCTGTACTTCGCCAACAATCAGCGGCTGCGTGTGCTGACTGACGCGCAAGGCAACCCGCAGGCCAATATCGACGACCTGCTGAACAGTCGCCCAGGCGGAATTGTGCGCGAGTTTGTGCAAGGCGCGGTCAACCCGCTGGAGCAGCCGTGGATTGGTGCACAAACGCTGCCAATGCTCGAATACCTGTCAACGGTTAAGGAAAACCGCACCGGCTACACGCGCTATTCGCAAGGCATGGACAGCAACAGCCTGAACAAGACGGCCCGCGGTGTCTCGCTGATCATGAACGCCAGCCAGAAGCGCATGAAACTGATGGCGCGGATCATGGCCGAGGCGCTTGTTGCACCAACCATGCGTGGCGTGTTCAAAACGCTGACAGACTACTGCATGGAGAAGCTTTCGTTTCGCCTGCGCAATAACTATGTGCAATACGACCCGCAGGAGTGGCGCGACGGCTACGACATGACAATCAATGTCGGCCTCGGAACTGGCGACAAAGAGCAGCAACACGCGATGCTGATGCAGATTGCACAGACTCAGGCGCAAGCAGTGCAGGCCGGGGCGCTCGACAAGCTGGTGTCTATGCAGAACATCTACAACACCCAGGCGCGAATCATTGAAAACGCCGGGTTTAAGGATGCAGACGAATTCTGGCTCGACCCCAGCAAGCAGCCGCCACAACAGCCGCAGCCACCTCAGCCTGACCCTAACGAGGTCATGAAGCAGCAGACCGAGCTGCAGAAGGCGCAAATCGATCAGCAGACCAAGCTGCAGACAGCGCAAATCGAGGCTGAATCGAAAATGCGTATTGAGCGCGAGCGCATGCAGTACCAGCACTCACACGATCAAGCCATGTTAATGGCGCGAGCAGTGCGGCAGCATACGCCAGAGCCGATGCCCGTACAGCATCCAGAAGAAATGAACGAAGCCCCGGAAAACGGGGCTTTTTTTATGCCTGAACAAAATGAAATGGGTGAGCAATGACCGATCTGCATAAAGACCAGACGCGAGGCTGGAAGGCGCAGCAACTGCTTGATAACGACCTGCTGGGCGAGGCGCTAGGCGCGATTGAGTCTGAGGTCGTTGCGCAGTGGGAGCAATGCCCGGCCCGTGACAAGGAAGGCAAGGAAGCGCTGTGGCAGCTCTACAAAACGGCGAAGAAGTTCCGCTCACTGCTCAATGGCTATGTTCAATCCGGAAAGCTCGCCACTGAAACGCTGGCGCAGTACGAGCGCGAATCTGCGCTGAAACGAATCATAAAGAGGGTGGCATAAATGGTTGAAACGATCGGTTTCCCGGTAACGGCGAATCAATCCAGCGCGGGGGATTACCTGCCTATTGATTCCGACACGCTCGCCGGATGCACGGTAACAAATAGCAGCGCATACGCAGTTGAATACAGTACTGGCGGCGCATGGACAACTATTGCAGCTGGCGGCAGCGCCACAATTAACACTGGCGCAATTGCAACGACATCGCTTCGTTTCCGCAAAAAAACCGGGGATAGTATCCCTGTTGTGTTGTCTGTTGCGGTTACGCACCCAGGAACAGCACCTGCCCAGCTGGCGACGGATGCGGCGGGGAATGGTGCAAAGCTGCAGCTCGGGTCGAACAGGGTTTTTGCAACGCCGGACTACATTGCCGCCAGCGATCTGAATTTTCAGAATGTCCGTCTGGTAACGATGCCGAAGGCTATCAATCTGCCAACGCCATACGGCCCAGGTACAGCAGCGAACTTGACAGCAGAGTGCACGCACCCAGGCATGGTGTACGAGAAAAACGGCTGGCAAGGCTATCGCTACTGGATGGCTTACACGCCTTACCCTGGCGCTGATAGTGCCTATGAAAACCCGTGTATCTGTGCCAGCAACGACGGTGAGAATTTTGAATTGCCTTCTGGCGCTCCAAATCCGCTGTTTCCGAAACCGGTGGATGCGTCCGGATACAACGCTGATACGCATTTGTTCATGATGCCGGACAAAAGCAAACTGATTCTGATCTGGCGTGCTCGCGGCATTAATATCAGCGGCACGAATTACAATGTACTGTACGTTACCGAATCGACTGACGGCAGAAGCTGGACAACTCCGGTAAACATCTGGCAGGGCGTAGTCGGCTCGTCGGACATGGCGTCGCCATCGCTCTGGCATGACGGATCGAACTGGAACATCGTAGCGCACAACCTCGATGTCGGCGGTTTCCCAGTGCGTTATATGCAGTCCGCAAGCCTTTACTCCGGTTGGCCGGGCACGCCGTCAACTTTGACCATCACGCACCCGACTGGCGGTACATGGTGGCACTCGTTCTGGGTGCGTTTGAGTAGCGGCAAGATTGCTGCGCTGATGCAGGATGGGAATAGTGGCGGCGGCGGCTTGTTTTGGGTCGAAACGCTGGACATGATCACATTCCAAGTCGGCCCATTGAATTTCGGCAAGATCGGTTTCTATCGAAGCTCGTTCGTTATCGAGCAGGCCGACAACGGAGACTATTGGCTGCGCATGTTTACAGCGCGTATCAGTGGCGGGTTTTACATCCGCATGGGGTTGGCCCGCTTTGATCGGGAAGATTGGCAGCGACGGCACTTGGCCAGCTTCGCAGGAATTGTATCTGGTCAGACTGCAGGCATTACTGGCTACATCGGCGCTGACACGTTTAATCGAGCAGATAGTTCGACCAGTCTTGGGAACGCCACATCTGGACAAACGTACACTCAGGATACAGGCCCAACCAACGTAATCGGTATTAGTTCAAAGCGAGCTTATAACGCCACGTCAGCGAACTGCCGTGCCCTAGTCAACATGGGCGTGTCTGATTTTGTTTACTCACTCCGCGTCATCAGTGTCGGCTCCGGATCTCAGGCGTGGATGATTGTCCGCGCTAGTGGATCGACGAACTACTGGCGGATTGGTGTAAACGGTGGCGCGTGGTGCGTACAAAAAATCGTATCCGGAGCCGTTGGAGATATTGATGTGACTACGCTTGCATATTTTGCCAACAACGACGTTCTTCGCATCGTGTGCAACGGAAACAAGATCACGGCATACGTCAACGACATGGAAATCTGGAGCAAGATCGATACGTTCAACAATACAGCGACGCAGGTCGGCTTCCAGATGTCTGGCAATACCTCTTATGTTGATCGACTATCAGTTGTAGCTGTATAGGCCAACGCCAAACGCCCGCACCACGCGGGCTTTTTAACGCCCACACCCAACACCCGCCACGGCGGGTTTTTTATTGCCCATTGCCCGCCTAGAGCGGGTTTTTTCATTTCTGGAGCCATTTAAATGAGTGACCAAGCCGATAGCGCAGTCATGGACATTGCTGACCTTGCCGATTCTCTGATTGAGCAGGAGCCAATCCTCGAAGACGAGGAAGACAGCCAACCGCAAGCCGCAGACGAAGAAGCAGAGGAAGCGCCGCAGGAAGCGACGGACGAAGAATCGCAACAACAGGAGCCGCAACTCCATCGCGTAAAAGTAAAAAACGAGTGGGGCGCGGACGAAGAAAAAGACCTGACGCTGGAAGAACTGGCGCAGGGGTACATGCTGCAGGCCGATTACTCGCGCAAGACGCAGGCGATCCCGCAGCAGGTACAGCAACAAGTCGCGCAGCATGTGCAGCAGATCAGTCATCAGTCTATCGGACAGATCGAGCAGCTACAGCAGCTGGTTTATCAAATGGTCGCGCCAGAGCTGCAGGGGTTTAGTCACCAGCTAGCAGCTACCGACCCGGCTGAATACATCCGATTGCAGGCGTTACAGCAGCAGGTCAATGGCCTGTTGTCTCATCTGGATCAGACAAAACAAGCCGCGCAACAGCAAGCCAAACAGGCAGAGCAGGCAGAACGGGAGCAAGCCATTCGGCACTCTATCGGCTATCTGAAATCCAATGTGGAAGGCTGGAGCGATGAGAAATACCACAAGGCGCTTGAATTTGGGGCCAAGACATACGGCTTCACGAGGGCTGAACTGGAGCAGGTTATCGATGGCCGCGCCATCCATCTGCTGCACGACGCAATGCAGTTCCGAGCCGCAAAACAGCAGGTGCCGGAGCAAATGAAAAAGGTGTCCGCCGCGCCAAAAGTGATCAAGCCGGCAGCACCGAAACCGAACAACGCAAAGGCTGAGGCAGCTAAACGCCTCAAAGCCTCGGGCCGAATCGAAGATTTGGCAAACTTCTTCTAAGGAGCATTAAGCATGTCTCAACCTTCCAATACTTTCGACAGTTACGACGCCAAGGGCAACCGCGAGGACCTGCAGGACAAAATCTACATGGTCAGCCCGGAGAAAACTCCGGTGGTGTCCGCGATTGGCCGCTATACCGCGAAAAACACCCTGCACGAATGGCAGCGCGACAGCCTGGCATCTCCGAACAAAGATAATGCTGTAATCGAGGGCGACGACCGCACCGGTACTTCGTTGACCGCAACCGAGCGCGTTGGCAACTACACCCAACTGTTCGACGCAGTTGCAGTTGTTACCAGCACTCAGGAAAAGATCAACAAAGCCGGCCGCTCGTCTGAGATGCGTTATCAGATCAGCAAGAAAATGACCGAGCTGAAACGCGATCTGGAAGCCGCGATCACGTCGAACAACGCAGCTGTTGCCGGTAACTCGTCTACCGCTCGCAAGCTGGGCGGTCTTGGCGTGTTGCTGTATACCAACACATCGCACGGCTCTGGCGGCTCGACAGCATCGCATACCAGCGGCGCGCCGACTACCGCACCGACTGCCGGCACTGCTCGCGCATTCGCCGAATCTCAGGTCAAGACCGTGATGCAGTCGATCTACACCAACAGCGGCGATATGCCGACGCTGGTTAGCCTGACTCCGTCGCATAAGTCCGGCTTCTCCGCGTTTACCGGCATCGCTTCTACCCGATTCAATATGTCATCGAAGAAGGGCCAGGCTGCGATCATCGGTGGTGCTGACGTGTATATGTCGGACTTTGGCGAGCTGACCATTGTGCCGAACTACGTGCAAGCATCCAGCAATAGCGGCACTGCGTTCATCCTGAACCCGGATTACGCCGGCATTGCCTACTTGCAAAGTTACAAAACCGATCCGCTGGCGAAAACCGGCCACACCGACAAAGAGCTGTGCTCTGTCGAAGCAACTCTGGTTGCGACCAGCGAGAAGGCACACGGAAAGATTGCCGACCTGACCGCGTAACACGTAGCAACTCAGCAACAGGGCCACCCTTCGGGGTGGCTTTTTTTATGGGCAAGCCATGAAAACAACAGAATTTGACGCGCTGACCGGCATCACGACAACGGTTCACGACGATGGAGAGCGGGTAACGTTCCAAAAGACATACGACGCACAGCCATTGCTTGATGTTGCTGCAGAAATGCGGGCTAACACTGCTGGCGAGCGATGGGGAGAGCTGCGGCATGTCGGATTTATCCCGATGGCCGAGCTTGGCACCATGCTGCGGCAGGATGGCCGAGTCGATAAGAAACGCGCCATGGAATGGCTACGCAAAAACCCGATGCTCTGCACGTTTGACAAGGCGTTGAAATGACCAATTATTCCGATCTGCTTTCTGCCGTTGCAGACTGGACGCACCGCACTGATTTGGCGGCAAAAGTTCCGTCATTCCTGGCGCTGGTCGAAACATCGTTCAATCGCCGCCTGCGCTGCCGCGAAATGGAGGCCGCACTTGCATCTACCGCGCTGACATCTGGGCAATTCACATTGCCGGCTGACTTCCTGTCGTTCAAGTACGTGCAATCCGACACAAGCCCGCCGCAAACGCTGCTGTTATCGACGGGCGAGTATCTGGCAGACCTGCAGAGCGATAACGGCATTCCGGCTTATTACGCGATCAACGGCGCAAGCTGCTCCTGCTGGCCGACGGGGGGGAGCGTAAAGGGCGTTTACTACGCAAAGATTCCCGCTCTGACCAACACGAATACAACAAATTGGCTGATGACGAAATATCCAGATTTGTACCTGTTCGCAGTGCTTGAGCAGGCCGCTATTTACACGCGAGACACCATGCTTGAGGGCGTCATGTCGCAGCGCACTGAGCGCCTGATTAACTCGGTTATCAGCGACAGCAAAGCTGCAGAAACGTCCGGCGGGCAACTCACTGTGAGGGTTAGATAATGCCACTAGAGAGCGCAACTTATATCAACGGCCTCAACGCCAGTAATCCGACTGGCGCCGATACCAAGGCAGAAGGCGACGACCATATCCGGTTGATCAAAAGCGCGGTCAAGGCAACGTTTCCAAACCTGACTGGCGCAGTTACTGCGGATCAGAGTGAGTTAAACATTCTGGATGGCGCAACCCTGTCAACGGTAGAACTGAACCTGCTGGATGGCGTGACTGCGTCGACAGCGGAGCTGAACATTCTGGATGGTGTGACTGCGACCACCACCGAGATCAACTACATCGACGGCGTCACTTCGCCAATCCAGACTCAGCTCGCAGGTAAGGCTGATATCACTGGCGAAAACTACACCGGTACGCACGATTTCAGCGGCGCGACGGCAATTAAAGCGCCAACCAAAGCACCAGGAAGTACCGGCACTGATGTCGCTACAGTCGACTACGCCAACTCTCTGGCATTCTCATCTGCACTCCCTGGGTTGGCTGGAAACGCGCTCAAGACACTGCGAGTTAATGCTGGCGAGACTTCTGCGGAATGGGTTCTTGGCCTCCCTCTTGGCGCTACAAACGAGGGAAAGGTTCTGGCGCTTGCTGCGTCGGCTGATCCGCAGTGGGTGGACCTACCTGATACATGGGCCAACTGGACGTTAATAACAGCGGACGGAGGCACGTTCACCGTGCCTGATGGACGTAACAAGTTCCGCGCGTACACGTTCGGAGCGGGTGGTGCAGGCGCATCATCTAATGGTGGCGGTGGTGGCGGTGGTGGCGGCTGTACATACGGGACGATTGCATGCGTTCCGGGTGACGTTTTTACGTTCAACAACACCAGCGGAGCGACGCTTAAAAAAGGCGCAACAACGTATCTATCGGCAAACAACGGTAGCGCCGGAAGTGGCGCCACTGGCGGTGCTGGCGCAGCCGCTGGCACGGTTACTGGCGGCCTAGGCATCACAAGCAGCGGCGCATATGGTGGCGGCGCCGGCGGCAACGGAAACGGCACAAACAATGGCGGCGGAGGCGGGTCTAGTGGGTCTCCGCTCGGCACCGGTAACGCAGGCGGATCTGGCGCGACAGGGCTACCTGCTGGAGGTGGAGGATGGGGGTCGGCAGGTAACGATAACGGCGGCGGGGGCGTAGGTTCATCTGTTGCCACCGCAACATCAGTCTCAGGCCCATATGCCATCAACGGAGCATCGGCAAGTCGAGACTGGTCAACGGCATTTACTGATCCACTACTGAGGCCGTGCAACGATGTTTCTGCGCCGCCAAACTGGCAAAGCCTGCGATCAACGTCAATGGTTGGCAAAAATGGAGCGGCCGGGTGCGGAGGTGGTATGCCGGACTCTACCACTAGCAATCACGGTGGTGCTGGTGGGCTAGGCGGAGGTGGTGGAGCGGGTACTGGGTCATCTGGGTTTAATGGCGGGCAAGGCGGATTTGGCGGCGGCGGCGGCGGGCAATCTGCAGGCAATACTTCTGGATCAGCCGGATCAGGAGGCGTCGGCGGTGGTGGCGCTGGTCAGTCCGGTACGGGTAGTTCCGCTGGGTCGGGTGGCAGCGCCGCCACAATTATTTTTTGGTGACATGAGGCAACCCCATGAAATACGCATTTGTAAGTAATGGCATAGCGGCAGAGGTTGTTGAATCAGACCCGCACACGCTTTTTGTTCCGCACTATGCTGCACAATTCGTGGTGGTTCCAGATAGTGTTAAATCGGGATGGATTTTTTCTGGTGGCAATTGGCAAGCGCCACCGCCTAAAGGGCAAGAAGTTCCGTTCTCGGTATCGCGCCGCCAGGGATGTCAGGCTCTGCTGTTGGCCGGGAAGCTGTCTCTGGTGCAGCCAGCGATTGACGCCATCGCAGACGCAACCCAGCGTGGCATGGCGCAAATCTATTGGGATGATTCTCAGGAATTTGAACGTAATCACGCAACCCTGATTGCCCTTGCCTCGCAGATTGGACTGACGCCCGACGATCTGGATTCGTTGTTTATCACCGCTAAAGCTCTGCCATGATCGTTAAAGTTGATTCTGTAGGCCAATTCGGCATTGTCCAGGATGCCGCGCCGCATGAGTTGCCTATCAACGCATGGAGCGGCGGGAAGAATGTCCGTTTTCGGTCTGGCTACGCTGAGCGAATCAGCGGCCAGGTGGATATCTATGACCCGCCGCAGGTTACGCCCTACGCGCTTCAGCCGCTGACGACTCAGACCGGTAGATTCTGGATTTATTGCGGGTTGACGAAGCTCTATGCGGTGTCAAATGCCACGCATACCAACATCACTCGCCAGACTGCCAGCGTTGATGTGGATTATGCGGCTACTGCAGATCGTCGCTGGAATGGTGGCGTTCTATCTGGCATTGCTATCCTGAATAACGGCATCGATGATCCGCAGTACTGGGCGGGAGATACCGCGCAGAATGCAGCAGACCTGACTGCATGGCCAGCAAACACAAAATGCAAGGTAATCAGGCCATTCAAGAATTACCTTCTAGCTTTGAACGTGACAAAGGCCAGTACTGAATACCCGTACATGGTCAAGTGGTCGCACTCTGCCGATGCGGGGACACTGCCAACTTCATGGGATCACACCGACCCAACCAAAGAGGCTGGCGAATACGATCTGTCTGACGACCCCGGCAAGGTAGTAGATGGCCTGCAGCTTGGAGACACGTTCATCGTTTACAAGGAGGGCAGCTATTACGGCATGGACTTTGTTGGGGCGCCGTATATCTTCCGATTCCACAAAATCAGTGATTATGGCGGTGCATTGGCAGCCAATTGCGTTGCCGCATACCCTGGCGGCCATCTGGTTTTTGGTCAGGGAGATATCTTCGTTCATCAGGGTGGCGCACCGCAGTCGATCCTTACCGGCGTCATGCGCAGATGGGTTTATGCCAATCTCGACAGCCAGTACTACGCGCGGTCTTTTGTTGTTTCAAATCCATCCAGCAACGAGGTGTGGGTGTGCTTCCCTGAAACCGGGCAGACATCCTGCAATCTGGCGCTGGTGTGGAACTGGAAAGACAACACTGTTACGATTCGCGATCTGCCTAACGCAACTGCCGGCGGTGTGGGCGTTATCGACTACGAGGCTTCCAGCGCATGGTCATCGGACACGGAATCATGGGATGACGACGATGCCGCATGGAATGAAAACGAGTACACCCAAGCATCGCAGCGACTGCTGATCGCCACAGCCAACACAAAAATACACCTGACCGACGTCAGCAAAGCGTTTGCTGGTGTCGACTTCACCTCAACGCTGGAGCGCGAAGGCATCACCCTGAACGACTCCGGTGCGGTGAAGCTACTCAAGGCAGTCAGGCCGCGTTTTGATGCGCCTATCGGAACAGTCATTAATGTCTATCTGGGCGGCGCGATGGATGCGGCTTCAGGGGTGGCGTGGTCCGGTCCATATACGTACACGGTTGGATCGACATACGAGGTGACGGGGTTTTCCTCTGGCCGGTATTTGGCCGTCAGGTTCGAGTCATCAACGGCAGGCAACTGGCGGCTGAAATCGTATGACATGAACGTCGAAGTGATTGGGGAATATTGATGTACATCGCAGGCAACCCACCACAAGACCCGGCTTTATTGCCGGGTTTTTTGCTTTCTGAGCTACGAAAGCTTCAGGCTGCGCTGACCGCTCCCGCTCCTTTTGTCCAGCTCGAACCTCAGTATGCCGCGCCAAGTAAGCCACGTAGCGGAATGGTAGTGATGGCAGACGGAACAACCTGGAATCCGGGTAGCGGCGAGGGCGTTTATGTCTATCGGGGTGGTGCATGGCACTTCCTTGGATAGTCAAACCATCAGAGGCGCGTGAGGCGTGGCAAAAAGCCGCGCCTTTTTTATTGCCTGCGATTACGCAAGGCGATGAATTCACGCCAGACCAGGTGCTATCCGCCATCGAGGATGGAGAGATGCAGCTTGTAGTGTTTGATCATGATTGGGCATACGGCGCACTGGTTACCGATGGCGTGACCCGACCAAACGGCAAAAAAATCATGCGGGTGATCTTTGCTGGCGGCGTCGGGATGGATGTTCTGCTGGACAGCATAATTGCGGCGCTCAAGGCGGCAGCAAGCGCATCCGGTTTTAACAAAATTGAATTGATTGGCCGTGATGGCTGGCTGAAAACGCTGGCCGATTATGGTTTTCGCAAAACTGCGATTTTGATGGAGTGCCAGATATGAGCAAGGTCGGCGGCGGGAGCAGCGAACAAAACACGAAGACCGATCCATGGGACGGCTTAAAGCCTTACCTGATCGGCCTTGACGGGAAAACCGGCATCATGCCGGAAGCTGAGCGCCTTTATAAAGAGGCGACGCCAGAATACTTCAAGGGTAATACCTACGCAGGCCTGAACGATGTTCAGAACGGTGCGATTGGCAAATTGCTGGACTACTACAACTCGCCGGCATCGATGGCCGGTGCAAACGCAGCCACGACGCTGGGAAATAGCCTGGTTGGAAAAACTGCGGCTCAGTATGGCGCGGGAGACGATAGCCGGTTTAATGGCGAGCAGAAATTCGGTGCTCTTCCACAACTGGATCAGAAGAATATGATTACGGCGCCAACCATTGCACCCACCGCGCCAATTCAAGCAGCTAGCGTAGGTACTTCCGGCGTTGACTGGAAAACGGCTATTCAGAACACGCTCAAGGGTGAGGTAAATAACCCCTACTTGTCTGAGATCAGCGGAAACATCGGCAGATCGGCCTCTGATAACTACCTGCGTAACATCGCGCCACAGATCAGCGGCGGTGCGCAGCTTGCAGGCCAGTTCGGCGGCTCACGACATGGCGTGGTCGAGGCCAATGCGTTGCGCGACCTGAACCGAGGTGTATCTGACAGCGTGGCCAATCTCTATGGCAGCGCCTACGAAAACGCGCAGAGCGCGAAGAATGCCAGTGCTCTGGCCCTAAGCGGTCAGGAATCAGGAGAGCGCGTTTCACAGGCGCAAATATCCAGTCAAGCCGCGCTTGCCCAGGCGCAGATTCAGGCTCAGCAGGCCATGCATCAGGCGAATCTTGAGTACCAGGCACAGCGCGATAACCAGCTAGGCGCGTTGAGTCTGGGTGACCTGGCAATCAAAGACAAACTTGGCACCGGCAATCTGAACCTGAATGCAGGCGGGCTGAACCTGAATGCCGATAACCAGAACTTCAATCAGCAGCTTGCTGGCGTCGGATTGCTGCAACAGGCGGCACAACAACCCATTACCAACGCTCAAGGCGTTCTCGGTATTGGCGGGCTACAGCAGCAGAACACGCAAGGCCAGATCAACGCCGACATGGATCGTTGGAACTTTAACCAGACGTTGCCGTGGCAGAACCTGCAGAACTATGCAGGGCTTGTTACTGGCGCGGGTGGCCGGTATGGCGAGGGAACTATGGGGCAAAAGGGCTTCAACTGGAGCATGGATTTTGCTGATGCCGCCAAACAAGGCGCTAAAGCGTTCGGAGGGGGTTAAACATGGGCATGCTTGATGATAGCTATTTTCCGCAGAACACAGGAACAGCCGGCAATGCCGCGCTTGGCTTTCGCTCGTTTCTGAACCTGCTAGGTGGGCGCGTTACCTCTCCGAACGAGCTTTATCAGGAGGACCAGACGGCAAACGCGATGCAACAGGCGAGGCTTAATTACCTGCAGCAGCAGGGCGAAGCCCACCGGATGAATAATCTTGAGTCGCAGCAGAAGATGGAACTGCAGCGCGCGGCAATGGAACAAGCGCGGCGCCAGCAGATGCAGCAGCAGCAGTATCTGTCCTCGCTTCGCCAGCCATCCCCCGGGGTATCGCCAGAAATGGCGCTAATGCAAGGCGCGCAAAGCGGCGACGTCGGCCCGACAATCAGCAATCAAATGCGCATCGCTGCGCCTGACCCGGGCAATCAGTTCAACCCGCTGGACGCCATCCGCAATGGCTTTGATTTGAAGTCCGCGCAAGAAATGGCCGGGATGAATAATTGGGGGCGCGCCAAAGTAAGCCACTTTCAAGATACTCGCGGTCCAAATGGCGTGCAGGTCACTGGCTTCAACGAATACGGCGACGCCGTACAGACCGGACAAACCCCGTTCAAAGCGCCAGAGAAATTGGACTTGGGCGGATCGGTGCAAATGTATGACCCGGTAACAGGCGAAGTGACCGGAAAATTCGGCAAGACCATGACGCCGGGTGAAGCAGCCAGCAATGCGGTTGCGTGGGCCAACAATTCGTTAGGACAGCAGCGGCTTGCCTTTGATAAAACGCAATCAGGCCCAGCCGGAACAAACAAAGCACCTGCAGGGTATCGGTGGAAGCCTGACGGCTCGCTGGAGCCAATTCCAGGTGGGCCGCAAGACCTGAAAGCAGGAAGCCAGAGCGCAAAACAGGCTGACGCTAAAGATGTACTTTCGTTGCTGGACATGGCAGAGCCGCTAATCAAGAAGGCGACGGGAAGCTATGCAGGCGCTGGCGCTGATATGGCTGCAAACGTGTTCGGATTCAGCACAGAAGGCGCAAACGCTGCTTCTCAGCTGCAGGCGCTGGAAGGTATGCTGGTCAGCAAAATGCCGAAGATGAGCGGCCCGCAGTCTGACAAAGACGTGTTGCTCTATAAGCAGATGGCTGGCCAGATTGGCAATCCGACAGTTCCCGCTGAACGAAAGCTGGCAGCAATGCAGACAATCAGGCAGATCAATCAGATCTATGCTGGCAATCAGTCTCCGCAACAGGCTTCATCTGGCACTGATTTGAGCCGCGCAGACCGAGAGGCATCCCTGAAAAACGCACGCAACGCGATCTTGCGCAACCCGTCGCAAAAAGAAGCGATCATCCAGCGCCTTGAGCAAAACGGCATCACAAATCACGGATTACGATAATGGCCGCACTTACATTTGATGATCTGGAAGCAGCGAAGCCTAGCAAGCAGTCGTCTAATGCCATTACGTTTGACGATATTGTGTCTTCTGGCCCTACTCAGCAGCAGCGCGACATGACGACCGGCAATGCGCGTGTTTTGCGAGGCATGCGCGATCCAATCGACGCAGGCGCGCAAATGCTCACAAATGCGCTTCCCGCTGGCGTGGTCAATGCAGGGAACCGGTTTAATAACTGGCTGGCAGATAAAACCGGCCTTGTTGCGCGGCTTCCTGCAGGTGGCGTAAATCAGCAAATCGCGCAATCTGAGTCAGAGTATCAGCAGGCTAGAAAGGCCGTCGGGCAAGATGGCGCAGACTGGGCGCGGATGGGCGGCAATCTGATCACTACGTTGCCGGTTGGCATGGCTGCACCAGCATCGGCTGGCCTTGGTGCTCGCATGGCATACGGAGCGGCTACCGGAGCTGCTGGTGGAGCGTTGCAGCCAGTGACAAATGGCGGTGATAACTTCTGGTCAGAAAAGGGCAAGCAAACTGCTACAGGCGCAGCTGTTGGTGGCGCTTTAGCTCCGATTGCTGGCGCTGTTGGTCGTGTCATTTCTCCGAAGGCGTCAACAAACCCGCAATTGGCAATGTTGCGCGATGCGGGAGTTACGCCGACTGTTGGTCAGGCGCTTGGTGGTGCGGCAAACAAGGCGGAAGAGAAGCTGACAAGCGTTCCCATTGTTGGCGACATGATCGCACGCGCTCGCGGCAAATCAATCGATAGCTTTAACAATGCGGCTATCAATCGCGCAACTGCGCCGATAGGGGTGCGCGTAAATGGATCTGGCCAACAAGCCGTGAGAGAGGCGGGCGACGCGCTGAGCAATGCTTATGATGACGTGCTTGGCAGCATTAAAGGTGTGAGCTTTGATAACCAGTTTTCTTCCGATTTAGGCCAGCTCAAGCAAATGACCAGTGGCCTTGTGCCAGACATGCAGCGCAAGTTCGACAAGTTGCTGCAAGATAAGGTTATGTCTCGCATGTCTCCATCTGGCGGCCTTGCTCCAGAAACATACAAGGCAATCGACAGCGAGCTAAAGCAAGAGGCCGCTCGCTGGTCTAAGTCTGCAATGGCTAGCGAATCTGAGCTTGGCGATGCCATATCGCAACTTCACTCGCTGCTGAACCAGCAAATGCGGCGTAGCAATCCAGATGTGGCCGATAAGCTGGCAAAGATTGATCAGGGTTGGGCGAATCTTGTTCGCATCGAGGGGGCCGCTAAAGCGGGGAAAAACGCAGAAGGCGTATTTACTCCGGGTCAGCTCAATCAGGCAATTTCAGCAGCAGATCAGAGTACCCGTAAGCGTGCCGTGGCTCGCGGCACTGCGCTGATGCAAGATTTGGGCAACGCCGGCCAATCGGTTATCGGCAACAAGGTGCCGAACAGCTTTACAACTGATCGCGCATTGCTGTCTCTAGGATCACTTGGCGGCTATGCAATTAGCCCTGCAATTCCTGGTGCTTTACTTGCTGGCGGTGCGCTTTATACCCAGCCCGCGCAAAACGCCTTGGTGCGCATGGTTGCAAATCGTCCAGATTTTGCGCCAGCACTTGCCCAAGGCATACGCCGTGCTGCCCCGATGCTCGGGATGCCGTTGGTGCCACCTGCGTATGGCCTCCTTGGCCCAAATCCGTGATTCGCTGATTATCACCATTCCGGCGGAAACGCCGATCAGCCTAAAAGTTTGCTCATCCATAAGCCCTCCGCGTGAGGGCTTTATTTTATTCCGAGATCGCCAATGAATCCAGAATGGAAAGAAGTCGCCCTTGGTTTACTGACGACAGTCAGCGTAATAGGCGGCTGGTTTCTCCAGCAACTCCACGCAAAGACGGAACACCTTGAAACCATGCTGCAGGGGGTGACAAACACACTGGCAAGGGAGTACGTCCACAAAAATGATCTTGCCAGCGTCAAAACCGACATCAAGGAAATGATCGACGCCGTATTCAAGAAACTGGACAGGATCGAGGACAAGCTCGATCAGAAGGCGGACAAATGAACGTTTTCGACAAAGCCTTTAACATCGTCATCGGCTCAGAGGGTGGCTATGTCAATAGCCCATCAGACCCCGGCGGCGAAACCAATTTCGGTATCTGCAAGCGCAGTTACCCGCGAATCGACATCAAAGCGCTAACGCCAGACAAGGCCAAGCAGATTTATCTGACTGATTACTGGATCAAGGCGCATTGCGACGAATTGCCGTGGCCGTTGGCGTTGTATGTGTTCGACTGTGCCGTTAATCAAGGGCCAGCCGTCGCCATCCGTCTATTGCAGGAATCGGTAGGCGTGACAGTGGACGGCGTTTTTGGGCCACATACCCGCGCCGCTTCCGTTAATGCCGATAATCAGGAATCGGCACGGTTTATGGCGCTGCGTGCGGTGCGTTATGCGGGAACGGCTAATTTTGACAAGTTCGGGCGCGGCTGGATGCGGCGCTTGTTCGCCACAGTGATGGAGGCGGCATGAACCCGCTATTCCTAGGCCCGCTGGTTGATCTGGTTGGGAAAATCTCGGATAAAGTGTGGCCTGACCCGGCCAAGAAACTCGAAGCGCAGACCGCCTTGTTGCAGATGCAGCAATCGGGCGAACTGGCGATACTGGAAAAACTCGGCCAGAGCGACAACGCGCAGGTCGAGGTCAACAAGATCGAGGCGGCGAGCGACGACAAATTCAAGAGCTACTGGCGCCCGGCGCTGGGCTGGGTGTGCGTGGCAGGGTTTTCGTATCAGCTGCTCGCCAGGCCGTTCCTGCTCGGCGCCGGGTATGACTACCCGTCGCTGGATATGGAGACGCTGACGGCGCTGACGTTCGGCATGCTCGGCCTGGGGGCTATGCGGACAATTGAGCGGATCAAGCGCTGATCAGGCGTACTCAATCACCACCGCATGGCCCCGCGCCAGCAGCGCCAGCCGCACACGCGCCAGCAGCGCTGCATGTGCCGTGACCGGTAGCCCGGCCATGTCCGGGCGCGCCGCATGTAGCGCGGCGTCATCCCGATAGCGATACAGCCGCACCGTCTCTGGCGGCTGACCCTGTTTGGCCGTCTGCTCGTCTACCACCGCCAGCGCCTGCCGGGTCGCCTCGGTAAACTGCGCATCGATGCGCAGGATCAGATCCGCCACATCGTTCGGCACGCGGCTGCGGCCGGCTTCCCAATATTCAACTGATCGGCGCTGGACGTTAGCCCGCTCGGCAAGCCATTGCACAGGCATGCCGAGCGATTCGCGCAGGGTTTTTAGTTCGGCTGGGGTCATATTAGATTCACCAGAAAAAGCTAAGCCCGCCTGGGGCGGGCTGGTGGTTATTTCAGCAATTCGTATTCGTTCAGATCCATTGTCGCCAGCGTCAGGCTGCTGCGCTCGATCCAGAAGGGTTTGCCATTTTCGGAAAAAAGCCAGCCACGTTCGTTGAAAATCTGGCTGGCTGCCGGCACTTTTGCGCCCATTGCTGCGGCTTCAATTGCCGACATTTCCATACGGGTTTTGCTGTTCGATGCCAGTTTTTTTGCTGCGTTTTCGCGAATGCCTTGATAGTTCATTTCTTTTGCTCCTCAAGCTCGATTCGCGCCAATCGCGAATCCATGACTGTATTGTGTTCGCTTTTGCGAACAATGTCAAGGCGTTTTGTTGCCCGTCTCAATCGCAAAAAATGCTTCTACAATGAAAACAGGCTCTAGCACTGGCGCGGCTTCTAGCTGTGCAAAAAATAATCAATTGTAGAAATCGACAATGATAATACGCCATAAATTACAGCAATTTACGGCGTATTTTTTCCACTTTTTGACTAGAAGCTGAGAGCCAATATCCATGCGGGTTGCAGCCTTTATTTTGTAGAACTTCTACAATTTCCGGTTTGGCGTCACGCGGTCAACGGCTCGCGCTTTGACATAGCGGTCGCTCATGTCGCGCTTGGTGTGACCAAGAAGCGACTGGTAATCGATGCCGTTCCGCTTGGCGTCGGTTCCGGATTTTGCCCTCAGATCGTGGAAGTGCGCGTCTTTTACATTAGCCGCCGCGCACGCTTTTGCCCACTGATAATTGACCGCCTCGTACCCGATAGGGCGACCAGCGCGACCAGAGAACAGCAGCAGCGATTGCACCGGCTTGTCTAGCGAGCGTGCGAAATCAATCACGCTCTGCAGGTCTGGCGTAATCTCGAAAACCTGCTTTTTTCCGGTCTTTTTCTGCTGCACATACAGGCCATCCGACTGAATGTCGGCCAGTCGTAGCTTGAGAATGTCCGACACGCGCATGCCTGTCAGGTAGGACAAATCCATCATTGCTTGCAGCCAGGGCAGGGCGTTGCTGCGTATCGCCATGTACTCCGAATCGGTGATGTAACGGTCACGCTGTGCAATGGAGTTCTTGCGCACGCCTTTAGTTGGGTTTGTCTCAACCCATCCCCATCGCATGCCCATCTGATACATGACGCCCATCAGAACAATATGCTGATTGGCGCTCGCCTTGCTTGGGTGCCGGTCTAGAAACTCTGCAACGTGGTGCGGCTTGATCTCTGTCAGGTGCATCTGGCCGAACACCTTTACCAGTACATTGGCACGGTTACGGCTGTCACGCTGCCAGCTTTCTGATTTGTCGGCCATGCACTCTGCCATGTATCGTTCAGCCAGTGATTCGAAATTGCGCTCATCGCTGCCGGCCATTTCCAGCTCGGCCCATTTTAGCTTTGCCTGTGGCAGTGACGAGCCAAGGCACGTCCATTTGCGCGGAGCGGTGCTGG